GCTGAATATTTTTCTATCTAGCATTCTAACCTGCTCCCTCAGGATTCTTTTGGACTTTGTGTCTCTTTTAAGCATGATGAGTGATGATCGTGAAAACTTAGGAACTACATTTCGTATATTAGATTCAAGCTCCTGTCCATCTTCGTCAAACATCACAGCTATGTCTTTTCCATAATCGTCCTCATCAAGAGACATTAACTGCAAACTAGTGTTCAACTCATTTAACTGTATGTCTATGGAAGTCTCAAAATCAGAATTGCAGAGGTAGTTGGAAGCTAATGCCATGTACTTGTTTCCACAGGAATGATATGCTGGTTTGATAAGAGGCAGGCCCCCCAATTCTAGAGGCAAACTATATATTTTCTCATTTACGTCAATGACCAGTTGTCTACTCTGGAAGAAATCTAAATGCATGCACATATTTATCAACTGTATCCAATATGCTCCCACAACAGAACCCTCTTTCCTCAGATACTCTTGACCTTGAGACCAGCACCTAAGAGCAGATAGATATGGATCAAACTCATGACTATAGTCTATGAATGTCATCCTACTCTTAGCGTCAGGATTATAAATTCCAAATGCTGTCATGAATATTGAATTGAACTCACAGAGAAATCTGGAAAACACACTTTTGTTCATGTTTCGGACAAACCCAAATAATGACATTACCTTTTTGTGTATCATTAAGAGTCTTCTGCACATTTCAGTGTGACTATCTGGTTGTGAATCCCAGTCCAACACGTCTATTACAGTGTTCTTTACCTCAGTTTGCTCAGAATCAGAAGGTAAATCATACTTCGCCATTCTAACACTATCATCTGATGTCACAAAGGAACAGATTTCTAGATTCACAGACTTACACATATGTTCAGCTATATAGTTGCTAGCCCTTATGCAGTCAGAATGTCCTACAGATGATGTGCAACCTCCTAAGCCCTGTCCCATACCATCTTCAAAAAATAAAAATTGTCTTGAAAAGTTGCCATCCTCTTCTGGTATGTTTGACATCATAGTCCTAGATTTTGAAGACACATTTGAGTTACCGTAGTCCACACCCTCCAATATTGGCTTATTGTCTTTTGTGGATGAGTACAGATTGTCAGGGAATTTAAACACCTTGTTTGAGAAGCATTTGAAACAAGATCTTATCATTTTCTGCTGATTGCTGCCCATTTCCATTTTGAAACATGTGTAGGTGTATAAGTCTGGAGCTTGCTGACTTGGACCCCATTTGCTACAATCTGCATTATCAAAAACGTGATCTTTACTCTTTAGTGTGTTCTTCCATGATTTTTCCACAATAGACTCTTTCTCTGGGTGCTCTATCAGATTTGTGTAATCATCATGTTTGTATTCCTCTTTTTTTATAGCCCTGGCCATGTCTTCAAATATCACACAGCAGATTCGACCAAATGCATTTAAGACTGCGATTTCTCTTGGCCCTATTTGATCCTTATGAACCATTTTACATACAATGGTCATACCCTTACAAAGTCCATATGCATAAATAGGCCAGAGTGTGTCAGACATTTTAGCCAAGGTTTCAACATCTATATCAGACACTGATCTAGTCATTTTGTCATATTCTGTAGGATTAAATTTAGACCTGAGAATGTCCTCTGTGACTGGCTTTCTGTCCATCCATTTGTAAGCTTTTTCTGCCAGGTCCATGATTGTTATGAAACATCTTGAGTTCTGTGTTCTTCCAACCGTCACTTTCTTTCTTTTGCCTGTATTTGGACCTTTCTTTTCAGTTATCTGTATAGACTCTTTCTTGTAGGGGGTTGACCCAAATGAACAGTTGTCAGCAACAGAGCCTCTATTGTTCATTGTGCTCCTTACACTAGATTCACTGATCACATAGTCCAATTCATAAAGTTTGCTAACCAGATGACGTATGGTATCGTCTTCCCTAAACTCCAGGCTTGACTTTTCAGACAAAGATAGCACAGAAAGACATTGGCAATAAAGCATGCTTATATAACATGAATTAAAAATGCCTGCATGTCTATGTTTGAAAATGGTGTGCTCAACAAATGACTTATAAGTGACATGCCCCCCTTCCATCAGACATTCATCCACAGATTTTAGAGAAGTGCTTGACTTGTCCTGAAATAGGTCAGCTAATTGAGTGTCTATGTCTCTTGTAATGTCCAGTTGAAACTTGATGTCGTAATTGGTTTTTAGATGTAACTCAACCTGTTCATGACTTAGTCCCTCTACTTCACTCAACACAGCCATGGTATCTGCCAACTTCCTTCTCCTAGAATCAGAGTATTTTTTCCTCATATTAATTTGCTTTATCAGGACCCTAGCCTCTGAAACAGTTTTATTCTCTCTGAAGACTGTTAGTAGCTTAGAGACATAAAAAGAATTGTACACATGTTGTTCTCTGAGAATGCATGTGCTTTCGTGAGGGAACGCTGCTATACACTCCTGTGTGCTTAAATTGATGGTTTTTGAATTAAACTCTGTCAGCTCTTTAGAGACCATCGTGTAAATGTATTTTTTGCATTGATTTGCCTCCATATACTGTATCATGGTGATCATCTTGTTCATCCTCATCATGTAAAGCTTCTCAAAATGACATGTTGGTTTGTAACCATCTCCATAAGCTTTGTCAAACAATTCAGTGCAACCATTTGAGAATCCAGTTGAATTGACATACAAGTATCTTATGGACTCTGATGTTTCTGAAAACCGGGTGTTGTTGTGAAACAGACATACCAAGGGCATGGTGGTATCTTTTATTAAGTGTTTGTGTATCTTGCTATTTTTCATCGTCATTCTTGTTTCTATTTCCATTGAGACCCAAGATGTGGCCCTACTTGATAAAGTGCAATCCCAATCTAAATCTGCAGGGGACATGTTGGAAACTTGTGTGACATTCATCTT